CGGACCCTGTGCGCCCTTAGCACCATCATTAACATTAGTGATAGTCACCGACTGACTTGCGACTACTTTACCCGCAACCGTCGCTTTAAAACTATAAACTGCCTTATCCGCAACTCCGCTGGCATCAACTGTGATAGTCTGAGCGTTCGCAACAACCGTTCCGTCTTTCGACCATTCGTAGCTGTCCGCAGTCGTTTCTTTGTCATCTGAACCGAAATAGATATGTGCGCCTAATGTAGTCGTTCCCGTTCCATTTTTAAATTGCAAGCCATTGGTAGAAGTGATGTCAGGACGGTAAGGAGTATTAGCATTGATAATTTCTTGCATTCTAGCAGTTAAATCATCAGATACTTCACTTTTCAGCTTGATGTAATTAGAAAACATAATTTTGTTACTTGTAGGGTTAGTGAAACTTATTTCTAGTTCACTCACTCGAGCTGACAAGAATAAGCCAACATTTCCGTCAGAATCAATGAAATTCTTATCTTGAATTCTGACCGTATCGCCAATATGAAGCGGTGTCCCATCGCCAGTACTTGAAACCGTCAAGTTACTGGTTGCTGTCACTTCATAAGAAATTAAGGGATAAGCATACTGTTTCAACTGACTTAAAGCATAGCCCCACATGGCATTAACCGTGGTGTATTCGGTAGCTTCGTTCTTGTTGGTAAATATATCGCCACTTGACGATTGAAGCTGTGAGGGGAACATCTGAGCAGATAGCGGAGCTTTAGCATAACTTTCCCCCGCTCGTTTATAGAACTCTTCTTGTCCTTCTGAATTAGTAACCGACCAAGCAGAATCTTTCCAGCTTAAGCCATCTTTCCCAGTGACATAAATAGAGTTGAAAATTTGAGCTTTCTCAACTTTGCGGGAAACGCCTGAAATATTATCGCCAAAGGACAAAAAGACATCATTCCTATTTTGTCCTACCCCTTGGATATCGCCATTGTCATTTTTCTTATAAATGTTCAAGGTGATATTATCAAGCGTTCCATCTCTTTTTAATTTTGTGACAAACTCAAATTCTGCGTCAAAATTTTGAATGACTGAAATTAAGCGTGAGAGCTTTGTATCTTCACCATCGTAATTAATGGCTCTGGTATAGCTTGAAACTTCATTAATTCCAAGTGTGATTTTCGCAAAATTAATCAGCCCCATTTGGTCAAAGTACCATTGAATATTATGAGCGGCTGTATTCTTAAGCTCCTTGACTTGCTCATTTCTCATTTCAAGATTAAGGGTCAGACAGTTGAACGTAATTTTGTCATCATCTTCTTCAACGATCACAGAATCAAACAGAAAATCTTCACCCTCGTACTGAAAGCTGAAATAAGCATGTTCATTCAACAGTTGAACGTAATCTTGAACCACTCCATTCTTGATTTTATTAACTGTAAAATCAAAAGTGGATGTCCCTTGTGCTAAATAGCGATGGAAGTTGTCATCTTTAAAGTCAGGGCTTTCTGAATCGTCATTACTTAGAAATCCGACACGTTCAAGCGTTCGGTCATGAATTGAAATTAACATTATAAGATTCGCTCCTTCCATGAGAATTCTATTTTAGGTGGACTTGTGGTGAAACTTGAATAGACAATATCTATTTTTTGACTTTGACCTGCAGGTATTGAAAAGAAATCTGAACCTGTGATGTAATCAGAGTTGGCTCCCTGTCCGTTGACAATTATTTTTTTAGCATCCATATTAACGATAATTTCGTCATTAGGTTGGTACTTATTGACCACATTGACCATATATCCATCATTGAGATTCGTTAATTTAAACGACTTTAAGCTCATATCGTTAATAACGGGATAATTCTGACGACTTGCTTCTACAACATAGACATAAGCGAGTTTAGTTGAACTGCCAGCATTACCCATTAAGTAAGAGTAAGCCACGCCTTTCCAATAAAAAGAAATCTTATTGCCTTGTTTAATAATCGCCTGGCCACCATGAGCGGCATCAAAAAGCGAAGTAACGCCACCCGGTGCTTTTCCTGTCGAGGCATTAAATGGTTTATCCCCTCCGAATTTATGCATCTTATTATCGCCACCGATGAGCCAGAAGATAAGCTCAGCATTTTGACCTGCTCCACCTTTGAAAATTTCAAACATGGCCAACGGTTGCTTATTTTCATCACAAAAATAAAGTTGAAAGCGGCCAGCTTGTCTTGCATTGCTTTGGATAAAGAATGTATTGAACTGTGCATGCCAATTGACTGGATATTGATGTGTGCTATCTTTAGGAACATCATACCGTTGAATCCCAGCGTTCCAAGTTGCGGCTTGGCTAAAAGTAGACATCCTTATTCCGTCCGTTTTCCATTTCAGCTTACTATTGTTAGGGATAGGTGGGATATTTGTTTCCCAAGATGTCGTCAGATCCGTTGCATCTACGAAATTCGTGTCAAAATCTGACTGAGTTTTGAAATCCGCAATCGTTGTTTGTTTCGTTTTTCGTTTTTCGTCCGCTTCATCTGGATTCCCAATTTCAAGAACATTCTGTCCAGCTATTCCAAAGAAACCTGATTCAGCGGTGGGTGTGATTTTAATTGTTGGAAAGATTGGCAATGTCCCATTATTATTGATTAGTACCGAAACTGAGTTATCAGCATTATTTATGATGGTTCCATTTTCTCCGCCTGAGTTATCATTATTCAATACTATAGACTGATTCTGCGTACCCTTTAGGCACTAAAAATGTAATTGTTCCCGTAGCTTGCTCAAAAGATTGTTCGCCATCAGGTACAACGTACCAGACTTTATTTGGTTCATCGTTAAAAATTAATGGAACAGGTTCCTTAACATTTAGATATTTTGCAAGTAATTCTTTTTTTGCATTTATCTCATCAAAAAATGTGCCATTAATTTCATAATCAAATGAAATTGTTTTACTACCTAATGCGTTATAAAGATAATCAACGCCTTGAAGTCTAGGGCTAGTTGTATTAACCCAATTTGAACCAATATTTCTTTTGATATTTGTAACAGAATAAAACAATTTTGATATGTCAATTCCGTCAAGTGTTATTTTCATTGTTTTATTCACGGATTATGACCTCCAATCAAAGTTTGAATAAGAGTGTCTTTCTCTTGATTCTCAGAAATTAATTTTGTTAGTGTTTTAGCAGCATCCTTTTTATCAAAAACAGAAACTGATGGACGATTTGCTAAAGATTGAATTGCTTTAATTAATGACTCGTTATTACTTCCTGACATTAATTTAAGTAACTCAATGATGACATTAAGCTGGCTACTATTGTCAACAACTGGAGTATTAACTACTAACTGTTGTTGAACTGCTCTCATATCTCTAAATATCTTCGCATTAGCTGGAATACCACCAGTCCCATCGGCATATTTAGGGATAAGTTGTGCTGTTTTGCTAGCTTTTAAAATTTTCGTTCCTTTAGGCAGTGGCATTGTCACATCTCGACCTTCTGGAATAAAACTTACTCCATTAGGAAGGCTGATTAATTCCTTATAGGTCGGCCCTTTTTGGTCATTAACCATAGCAAGTCCGCCTGGATGGTATGGTGTACCTTGCGCATTGTTTGTTTTATTTATGATTAAATCAATTGTTTTTGAAGTCGGAATATCACCTAAGAATCCACTCAATGTTTTTCTTGCTCCACTGTCATTGGCATCAATTCCTACAGTTTTACCTTGCAATGCAGCAATTGTTGCGGCAGCGCTATTTACTCCTTGTCCTGTATTGTTGTTTGCACCAAGTGGTACCGTTTTTCCTTGTAGTGAATCAATAATAGCTTGAGCGTCCATTTTTGGCTTTAAAGTCAGGTTTTGCGCTAAAAGTTTTTTTTCTTCTAGAGTAGCTTTATTCCATGCATCTAAAATAGCCGATGCATTTGCTTCGTTGTTAATGAAATTTGAATTGTCTCCCAGTAATTTTTTCACTTCGTCAGGAATACTATTCCATTCATTTAATTTTTGTTGAGATGCAGCAATGGCAAGCAATCCTTGTTGATTGTGTATAAAAAGCTCTTTATCTTTAGGGGATAGGCTATCCCATTGACCGCTAGCGATAACTGCTTCTAAAATTGAAGCTTTAGCATTAGTAGATAAATTAGCATGCTTCATCACAAATTGAATTTGTTCCCAACCACCTTTTTGTTTTAATGTATCGGCGACCACTTGAGCTGCATTTGTTGTAACTTTCCCTGTCTTAGGGTCAAGAACCAGGCTATTCCATGTATCATCTGCTTTTTTTACATCGCTACTCATATTTTTAGCATATTGGGCAAGCAATTTAGAACTATCGCCAAGCTCTTGGGTGCTGCTTTTAGCTCCACTTCCTGCTTTTTTTAACATTTCTTCGAAATCTAATCCGTAATTAGCAAATTGCTCCGACTGCCTTCTCATATAAGCACCATATGATTGAGTCCCTTTTTGCATATTATCTATAATCACTTGTTGGGTAGCCGCTAAATCTACACCATACTTTTCCATAATTTGTTTATGCTGATTATTATATGCTTCCGTAGTCTCATTATATTCCTGAGCACTCATTTTCCCGTTTTCGAAAAGTTCTTTAGCAGCTGCCATTTTCTTTTTATAGCTATCATTCTCACTATCCATTAATTTCGTTAAACTGTCAGAAACATTATTGGCAGTTTCTACTGACATATTAGTCATATCACCATTTAAAGCCTTCATAACAGCCGTTTTTTTGCTTCCAGTTATTTTCAAAGCATCTAACTCTTGACCGGCTATTACGTTCTGGTCAGCTATTATCTTAGAATTTTCATCAGCTGTAATTTGTCTATGATTTTTTGCAGCATTTTGATAGATATTAGTCATATCATCTGTCGCCGCTTTAATAACATCCTTTGCTTTAGAACCGCCTTGCTTAAGATTTTTTATTTGATCATCAGACCAACCTAAAATTTTAGCATCATCAATTAATTTTTGTGTGGCTGCATCAATATCACTATTAGCGGCAGTTCCCATATCAGCAATAGCTTGCTTAACATCATTGAAAGCTTTAGGGCCAATAGCTCCAAATTTTTCAGTAGCTGTTTTTAAGCCTTCTACTTTTTCTTCAAAATTTTTAACTTTGTTGTAAGTTTCGTCAGGAACATTAATTGTTCCGAATACATTATGCTTATCTTCTAATTTACTTACTTGATCAAGTACCCCAATAATCAATCCAGCTAAACCTGCTGTACCTAATGCACCAACCGCTATAGGAGAGATTCCAGCTAGAATAGGAGAGATACCACCTAGCTCTGCAGCTAACCCTCCTGAGCCTCCTACTGCTTTTGCCGCTAATCCTGCTTCTGTAGTTATCCCTTCGAGTGCTAATTTACCAGCACCTCTAGCCCCAAATCTTGCCAGACCACCAGTAACTCCAGACAGAATACTTGTTAATCCACTTAAAGCTTTCGCTGTTGGAGCAACTGCGGCCGCTGCTATTGCCATTTTAATGATGAATTGTTGAGTCTCTGGGCTTAATTTTGAAAACGAGCCTGCCAAATTATCTATTTCTTTAACAACTGGAATGATTGAAGGTAGGAGCTTTTGACCTAAATCAATTGATAAAACTTCCAAAGTCGCTTTAGCTTTATTAAAAGCATTCTTATCAGAATTGTTCATTTGGTCTGCAAGCTTTTTAGTATAACCAGTCGCATTTTGAGTTTCTTTGGTTAAGTT